GTATTGTTAAAAATGGTGTTAAGTCCTGAACATAAATATCTGTATTAACACAAAAATCAATTATAGTATTTCTTAACTCATCAAGAATAACTGCCCTTGGACAACTGGGTGCCTCCCTTTTTACTTTGGGGATAAGGGTGTCTATTTTTTTTGATACTGCCATTTATTACTCTGATGGTGTAGCTGGTCTTGGTGTTGCCCCAGCATCTACTTGTTGTTTGATTCCTAAAGCATTCTGAAAGGTATTAAAGTAATTTGCTGACTTCTGTAAGTCCCCAGCGTATTCAGTATCTTTCTGGTATGCTCTATATAAAATATAATCTAATATTGCGTTTGCGTAAACATCATCTAGCTCTATTGTATCTGTGTCAGATGTAAAATTACTAATTGTTATATCCAAAGGAGATGCACTATAAACAACTTCTATTGTGTTTCCAGATGTTGATGGGTACGGATACACATAGAAATTTTTTGGATCTATAGGGTTATATACATAATGTTCAACAAATGTGGATGTTGTGTTATACCAATCATCTATTTGATCGTCTAATATTTTTCTTTCTATAAGTGTTATGGGATTTGTTTCTGGAGATATATTTTTATAAATATCTATTAGTCTTAAAGCTGAACTTGGTAAGGTTTGCTTTGAGCTCTCGGCTAAAGTAAAGGTTTCGTTGTTTGTTTTTGCATCAGGTCTAAAGAGGACTACCTCTCTTTGAGCATCATTTAAATAGTCAAGCAACTCCTGTTGAGACCATCTAACATTTGTAGGGTCTTGTAGTATTTGCTCAGCCTTATCAATGACATCTATAACCTTTATGGTTGCCATTTATAATCCTAGTTTTTCTTTTTCTTCTTTTGATAATTCAGATTTTTTCCAAACAAATTCCCAATGCTCTTCTCTATGCCTAGGATTCCATGGCACAATTTTTCCGTATTCACTTCTTGAAGCAATTGGATCTTTGCCTTCTTTAACAACCTCAACCTCTTCTACAACTTCTACTGAAGACTCTAATGAAGAAAACTGTTGTTCTAAATCTGCTAACTTATCTTTTGGGTTCAATGAGACATTAAAATTTTCTTTTGCTGCCTTTATTAATTCATCTTTTGTCATAATTTTCTCACTATAATTTAGATGCCTATAAGGTATCACAAATGTAGTAATTCAATCTAGTGGGATTTACATAAAAAAGGGAGCCGAAACTCCCTTTATAGCAATAGCTAATATTAAGCAGTTTGAAGCTTAAATTCACCGATAGCTGTTGGTAAGATTACTTTGTAACCGTATACAGCTAAACCTCTAACGCCATCACCGAATGAAGACTCAAGTCTTACAGTTTCAGTGTTAGTCATTTGAGAAGCATAAGCAACAGCTTTAGGATGCCCATACAAACCAGATGTTACTCCAGATGTTGTGCTTAGGTTGTTAGATACATACATATTGAATCTATCAACCGTACCAATAAAGCCATTTCTTAATGGAGATACATTATCACCAGTTAAGTATGCTTGTCTTAGTTCTGATTGCTTTAACACTGTTGCAACAGCAGGGTTGATGATCATGAATCTTCCGTCTTCTGGAATATTGTTTTCATCAAGCTGTTGACCAGCGTCTAAGATATGACCTAGAACACTTGAAGATGTAATGTTAGCAGGTGTACCGTTGATGTCTGTTAAAGACGAACCAGCCGCTACGTTTGCGAACACATCTTGCTCGATAGCGATTTTCATGTTTTGAGCTGCGTCATTAGCTGCTTCGTTCATGAAGTCGATATCTGCTTGTTCTCTTAAGATATCGTCAACTTTAAAAGCATAGCTTTTAGCCTTGTTGATATCTAGTTCGATAGTAGATGAAGTTACATCACTATATGAAATAGACCCAGAATAGTCAGCTACTGATACAGCAGGAACTGTTCTGATGTTTACTTTGTTACCTAACCCTGAGATTTCTCCTTCGTACTCGTTAGTTGTTACTTCAGACAACATGGTCTGAGCATAAAACTTAGCTTGTAACTTCTTAGAGAAGACTTCAGGTATAAAATGATTTTCACCAGCTGCAAAGCTAAAGCTTCCGCTTGAAGATGAATATGCCATAATTATTTCCTTTTTTTATTAAATTAAAATTAATAGCAACAAATTAATTAGGGCTGGACTCTTCCATCGGCATAAGCTTGATCAATTTCTTTCTCATGCTTTCTAAACTGTTTATCAGAAAGTTTACCAATTTCAGTTGCAGTCCAAATTCTTTTACTGCTACCTACATTTTGCTTCCGGGCTTTAGAGAGTGAAGGTTCAACATTTTGTTTCGCCTTTTCTACTAAATCCTCTTTGGAGGCTTTTTTGGATATCAGACCTAAATCAGTTTTATATTTTGTTAAGAGGGATATTACATCCTGTGCATCACCTTCGCTTGCCGCACTCTGCCACATCCTAGACTGTCTGCCTAACCATAAAGTGAAATCTTCACTAGATGATACTGACTTCCAATCCGCATGAGCTTCTGCTATAGCTCCGTAATGCTTCTTATCTGCTTCTTCTTGTTGAGCCTTCAAGACCTCTTCAGTTGCCTGACTTACTTTTTGATCAACAGATGCGATGCGAGCATCAACATATTTCTGAAGTGGTTTCACTATCTCTGGGTAATCTTTTGCAATCTCACCAAGATCCACATTCACCTCTTCCTTCTGCTGTTCAATCCGAGCCTCAGACTTCATTACTTCCATAGCTTTGATTTTATTATCCATCTCAGCTATTTTAGATTCGAGTTCTTTCTCTCTCTGGGTAGCCTTGGTCATTCGTGCCTGAGCATTCTTATACCTTTCTTCCCACTGTTCCGCAGATAACAAACCCTTATCAGATTTATTGTCTTCTTCCTGAATCTCTTCTTCTTGCTGATCAGATGCTTCTTCAGTTTCCTGAGATTCATCGGGTAAAGTTTCAGCATCCTCTACAACTTCTTCCGGGGTGTCATCGACTTCAGCCTCTTCGGTAGCTAACCCTTTGGCTTCTGGCTCTGATTCCGTCTGAGAGTCTTCAATATGCTTCAACATCTCATCAGCTTCTTTTTCAAGCTTTTCGGCGATTAACTCGCCTTTAGTTTTTTCTCTTTCCATTTTTACGGTCCTTATTTGGGGTGTCGATAAAAATTATTTATATATGTTAGGTGTTTCCTTTCGGGAGCCTAACGAGTTGATTACTTTGTCAGCAATCAAATCTAAAGATACAATATATTTAAGAATGTCGCAACGACCTTGACTAAAGCGGTAGTCCTCCGTTATTTCCAACTGGTCCCGCTCCATTTGGCGGAGCAACTCCATTTCTTCCATCAGGACCGACCATTCCTTCGGCATTTTGGACTTGATCAACTTGACCGCCTTGCTGGCTGGCAAGGATAGCTTGTTGTAGTGCTTGCTCATCTGCTAACTCCTTTTGTGATTTAATAACTTCCTCTGGGTCAATGTCTAATGACTTTGCAATATCAGTTAATAGTTTTTCACGATCAACCATCTGTGCATCAAGAGGATTATTAATAAGAGAAAGAAACTGTAGCAATCTTTGTGACTGTACTTCTTTCTGTATTAGGGCTGTGGAACCTTTGGCTACGACACGCATGTCTGATTTAACTAACTCGTCTTCATTCCAAGTCATGTTCCAATCATATAAAGATCGTATCATTGGTTTAGTTAAATAGTCGTCAATGTTTTTAATTACGGACTTTAATACAATGTTCGCATTACTCATTAATATAGAAATACCTGTAGCGGTTCTATTTAATGAACTTTGCGTTTGTCCGTGAGTATAAGATGGCAATGCTGTAGTCTCGTCTGCGAATCTTCTGAATAGTTCAATAACAGAAACTAACGCTGGTGAGTTTGATTGAGGTTGATAGAATCTAACCATGGGCTGATTACCATCCCCACCCTCTCTTAGGAATACTCTCCAAGGATATAGCTCTGTTGGATCTTCACCTGAAGCCATGATATCAGTGTTAACTTCAACCATAGGACCAGATGATAATGCTACATTATCTAAGTAGATTCTTGTTGCAGCATTCATTGTGTTTTGTGAATCACGCATCATTCTAGGAACTCCTGTTCCCCAGAAGGCGTGTGGATTTTTTTCATATGGGAAAATAAAGTATGGAATGATTTGTCCCGGCAATGGATTAAGTTGAGCTTTAATAACCTTACCTGATGTTATCCATATGTTTGCACTATACTCTTGAGCCAGATCATCGTCTTTATTAAATTCTACACCAACCTCTTCTAGGTCATATCCATTTAATGAACCCCAAAACTCTAAGACCTCAAACTTGTTTGTGTCTGTGGTTCTATCGTTAACATTGGCTATCTCCCTTCTTGATTTTTCATGCTGTGCTTCATCATGATTTCCTTCAGGATTCATTTCAAGACACTCATTAATTAAATCAATATTAAATCCGGGATAGTCTTTTAGATCTACAAACTCTTGTCTTGAGATTACATGTCTTCTAAATATATCACGCATATCTTCCATAGAAGTTGCGAAAGGATCAGGATATAAATCAAATATAGATACAGCCTCCATTTCGGGGGCAGGACTTTCTTCGTAAATTAAATTAAATCCATCTTCTGATTTTACCCACCTATGATCTTTATCTACTCTAAGCGTACCAGCCTTCATAGCACCAGTACCAAATATAACTTGTTCCATGATGGCATCTTTCATTTTGCCTTCAAGGTTTCCTTCTATTGCTTGGTCGAGAATGGCTTCTTCCATATTCTCAACACGCATCTCTGTTTCTTTTTCAAGATCTTCTTTAAGTTCTTGCAGTCTTGCTTGGATAAGATCATCGACCAAACCGGGGTCAACGACCTGTGCTGCTTGCATAATTTCTAATGCTGCTTGTTCGGTAAGTTCTTGCTCAACGAGGGGTTGTTTTACAATGGGAGTTGATTCAATAGAAAAGAATTTTTGACCCGGTTGAAATAATAGATCTGTCATTCTTGAGAATGCAGCTAATACTTTTGTTCTAGTTAAGCCTACATAGACTTGAGATCTATCTCCCTTGGATTGTATCTGTGCTAAAACCTCTGGATCATATTGACCCATGAATGCTCTTAGATCTTCAATCCAATCATCCTCTATATCATCGCGAGCATCTTTATACTCGGTGTACTTTGACTCTAATATCTGTCCAAGGGAATTAAGCTCGTGCTGCTCTTGATCGTCTGTATCTACAGCTGCTGATATTCCTTCAGGTCCTAAATCTTTATCTATATCCATTTAAAAAAATTGTTTTCTCACCTGTTTAAAATTCTGTCTATGTTTCCTTGGCATACTATTTAATCCAAACAAAGCAATAGCGTATGCCATTATTCTATCATCAAAACACCCATGTTGGGCATTTGATATTCCTCTTGCGTCTACGACATAAGTTCTTAACTCATCTATGAGCTCTTGATCTACTATACCACTTTCTCCTTGTCGTAGTAAGTGTGCTAAGTTATCAATAATTAATGGCTTTGTCTTGCTGGTTGTTAAGAAACCTGCACGTCTTGTCAACTTATCTGTATATGCATCATCAACGGTTTGCTGAACATACAAGTTTGGATAATTTAATTCTTGTATTTTTCTTATAGTAGTTAGACCATGATTATTTCTTTCAATAAGTGTCCACGCTTTATTATAATAAATTCCAATCTTCGCAACGATGG